TAAGATGAAGTAGGATCAATTAAGAGTCTTACTTTGTCTTGTTGATCAATAAGATCAGCAAATTCATAATCCGCAAGAGATACTCTTCTTCTTGAGTGAGGTGTATCTATTTGAGGAGTGTCTGAATGTCTGCTAGTTTTTAAAACAGCAGTTACTGAGCCAACTTGATCGAAGAAAGCATTTTTACCTGTAACACTTTCAACAGTGACTTTGTCTCTTAATAACGATCCCATTTGTTGAGATAGCATTTGAATGTTAGCAGAATACTGCTGTACAAATGCTGTAGTTATGTTTGTCGACATGATTGTCTCTCCATATTATTGTTGATTTAAAATAATCAGAAAGGTTCTCCACCAATAGGTAGGCATCTCTTGCATTTAAAGTCTGTTAGACTAGAGTCTATTCCTTCTTGTCTGCAAGGTTCGATTTACGAATTGTCTTACTATTAATCCACTTATAATAAATATCTGCGATTGGCAAGGGATTATTTTTCTGTTGTTCAGAACCTGCTTCCTTTATCAACCGCAATATTTCTAAGCGAATTTCTTTATCATTAAGATGATTATCATTTGGCATTTAACATCTCTCTTAAAGTATAAACTTGTTGTACTACTTTGTCATGATCTGGATGAGTTCTGTTCCAGTATGGACCATTTTTATCATTAGATAATGCTGCAATTTCAGATTCAATATCTTTAGTAGTATTTGTATTCTCACTTTCAGTACCAAGAATTTTATCTTCTGACATCATGTTTGCTATTTTTGCAAAACCTTTTATGATTTCTGGATGATCACCTACTCTTGTTCCATCTTGTAATTGCATATCTAAAACTTCTGGATTAATATTAGCTTTTGCTAACGCACCAGCTTGTTTAACTTTACCTTCAAAGTCTCTACCCCACTCTGCTCTTAACTGTTGCTCTGATTGAGCTTGTGCAGTTTCAGTATCAATCTTTGATTGTTGTGCATTACCTTCCATATTATTTTTATAAAACTCTAAAATACCTTGAGCTTGTTTATTATTTAAACCAAGTTGATGAGCATTTTCTGTAAAAGATTTAATTGCACCTTCATCTAAATTTACTACTTCAGATTTTACATCTAAAGAATATTTATCAGCAGATTCTGGTCTACCTAATTTAGTATAAACTTCATTCCATTGATCTTCAGTAGAATTGTTATTTGGTATAACAACTTTATCTTGACCAATCATTTTAGTTGCGTTGATATAACTTTTTGCTAACGCATCTATCTCAGTAAATTTTTCTATATTAGGATCAACTCTATACTCTTCACTAATAGAATCTTTCCAAGATGATGTTGATGTTGTTGTTGTTGTAGTAACTTCTGGTTTTGTTTCAGTTGTTGGTTGTGCTGTTTCTGTAGTCGTTGTTTCTACAGGCACAGTTTCCTGTGTTATCTGTTCGCTTGACATATTTATTTATCCTTTATCTTTTCGTAGCATTGATTTAATAAATAGAAGAACACTACGCTGTCCTTCCATATATGCACTTTCGTGGCTATCACCTTTTATGTTTGTGGTTGACCAAAAGTGGCATCTTCTTTCCAGATCACCTAAGACTCTTTTGCCTTCATCTGAATTGAATACTAGTTCATAATTTTTTTTTAATTCTACAATGTGTGCTGGGATTGGCATCCCATCTATTTTTTTATTTGCTGGCATACTATTCCACTTCAGCATTTGCTACGGCTCTTGCTTCGTCTGGCAATGCTTTTGCTAGTGGTGCTATATCTCCTCCTGCTTGTGCTACTTGTTGTAGCTGTTGCATTTGTTGCATTTGTTGTTGTTGTTGTTCTGCTTGTTGTCTTTGAGCATTAACTTCGTTTTGTGATTTTAATAATTTCTGTGGCATACCAACTATGTCTGCCAAGTGTTTAACTAAATTATCAAAATTAACATAATCAAATACTGGTGCAACATTAGCAAGTGATCCTAATATTTCTATTGCTCTCATAATAGATTGTAGCTCTGAAGATTTTTGTGCTTTAGCAAGTGGTGAAACATATTCTATTTCTATATCTCTGCCAGACAAAAATTCTGGTGCTTGTGGTAACATATTGTTTCTAAGTAATATTGCAAATACTCTATCAATTAATGGTTTTAATAATTCTGATTGTAGTCTACCTAATACTGGACCAAGTAATCTCATCTTCTCTTCGTTTCTTTGAATAACTTCTGTTGCTGTCATTTGTGGACCTTGTTGCATCATAAGTTGATTGACATAGAACACAGCTCTAATTGCATCTCTTCTTTGCTCTTCCATATTTAAACCTAATGGATTGTTTGCACCAATGTTTAATGGTTCAATTCTATCTCTAGTACCACTTCTATAAAAATTTAATCCACCTGGTACAGTTCTAACAGGTAATAAGAAACCATCATCTGGAACTAATAGTGGTGGGTCAACTTGTTTCTGTGCAGCTTTAATTGTAGTCTTAGACATTTCGTTTAACATCTTAACGTCTGGCAAAGCTGTCATTGCAGGTGATCTACCATAAATTTCATTTGATGCTTTTAAGTATCTTGGTACTACAAAAGGAAACTCTTTAAATCCAGATATAGATAATTCATTTGCATTTTTATATTCTAAGTAAACAGATTCAAATGGCATATTTTCTTTGTCTTTTTTCTTAGGATTAAAATCTGATCTTGGATAAACTGCGTGTAGTATTTCTACTTCTTGATAAGGATCTTTTCTAGAAATACCTTGTATATCTGATGAAACATTATCACCAAATTTTTGTAACGCAGCTCTTACACTAATTTTAAATCTTCTAAATATTGTATCAATTCTACCTTTGTCATTCTCTGCAATAAATACTTCGTTGATATGTCTTGTAGAAAATTTAATTAAATCTTCATCATCTTCTTCAATAAACATACAAGCTGTACCAAATGTAATTAAGTCATGATACAATTCAAATATTTCTTGCTGGAAGTTTGATCTGTTAAATGCTGTGTACATTGCATCTGTAGATGCTTCTAACCAAAGTTTTGCTTCATCTTCATTCTCAATATCTTCATCTTTAAATCTTAGGGTAAACCAAGGTGTTGATGGGTTTGTCAACATACCATGTAGAGATGCTGCTAATAATTCTACTGCTTGTATTGGAGATGAGTCAAAGATTTGTTCCATTCTTTTATCACCTCTAGCTCTAGTCTTAGTTACATCTGCTTTTCTTGGTTGCATATAATCTGCAACTTCCTGCCAATGCGTTTCCCAGTTTTGCCTTTGACCTTCTAGCTTTTCATATCTAGATAATAAACTTTTACTTAAATCTGTTCGTGCCATTATGATCCTAATAAACTTGGTTTACCTAATGTTAATTTATTATCGTTTATACCTTGAGCAGAAGTTAGTGTCATCATTGATCTACCTCTTGCTTTTGATTTTTTCTTTCTAGTATAAATATCATCTGCATCTGCTGCAGCACTTTGTGATAACTCAGCTTCTGTAGGTGCTGTAACTTGTACTGTTTGACCACCAGCAGTTTTTTTAATTATAGTTGGTACATATTCTATTCCTTGAACTCTAGAAGCTTCACCACCAGTTTCTCTTGTTCCTCCTTGACCTACAGTATAATTAGACATTCTATCTGTACCCAAACCTAACTCTACATTAGCTTCTTTTTTTGCTTTTCTTTCATCAATACCTTGTTGAATTTGATTGTATACAATTCCAGGAGTAGTTTTTTTTAAAACAGTTTTAGCAAAATTTACAACTTTATTTTCTTTTTTAGGTTTAGTGTAACCAAATTTAGTTTTTGTTTTTGCTGCAGCTATTCTATCTTTTTCAGCTTTGTCTTTTGCCATTTGAGTTGGAGAACCTCCTCCATTTCTTCCTGCTTGTCCTGCTCCCATATTATTCTCCGAATGTTAGTGATGATTTTGTTTCTTTAGTTTCTTTTACTTTTGGTTTTTTAATTTCATTTTCAAAAGATATGTCTGTGCTATGATCTATTTTTTTTTCGTAAGTTCTTTTT